CCTGTTTGTTGTGTTCTTGTGCTTCGCTTGCTGCATAAAACTGTGTAGAATATTCTCTTTTCAGAGAGTTAATTCGTGACTCAATATCTCCAATGTCAGGATAAGTTTTAGGTATTGATGAATCTATTAATTGTGTAAGATGCTCAAATCTTTCTATTTTTCTTTTGTTCTCGGCATACTGTTTTTTGAGAGCATCAGTTTCTTTAACTTCATTAGACCATTTAGTAGCTTTTATCATACCCTCTCGATGTAAAGTAGTCTTTTCATTCAGCTGATCTTGTAAATCTTGTTTAATAATCTCAAGATGAGAAACATCGATAGTTTGACCACAAGACAAACATTTATCATTTAGTTTCATATTAGAAATATCATTTACAAGTCTATCCATATCGCGTTTTAACATGATTAAATCTTGTTTAAGAGTTTGATATTCATCCCAAAATTCAAACTCAGCTGGTTCTTGTAGTCCAGCATCAAACTGTATAGAATCACGCTCTTCTAAATACATATTATTTTTATCAATTTTTTTGCAAGTTGCTTCATAATTATCAAGCTCTTGTTGTAGAACTCCAATTTGCTGCTGAAGATTTTCATCTACTGATGGCACATCAGATTCAGTTTGTTTTTGAGGAATTTTAGTAATTGCTAAAAAATCTTCAATGGTTTTGAGCTCACCTTGAAGTCTACTATATTCACGATCAGTTTCAATCGCTTTTGCCTTAATAGTGTCACCGATAGCAATATACTTTTCAAGGTTAAATAGGTTGATCAAAAACTTTTTACGATTAGCATCTGTTGCTTTTAAAAACTCAAGTAAATCTGTAGATGACTGATATGTAAGTTGTGAAAACACATCAAAGTCTAGTCCAATGATTTGAGAAATAATTTTGTAGGTATCTAACACTTTATGATCTGATATATCAACACCATTTTCTAAAAGCTTTACTTTTGTTTGTGCGCCACTGCGACTAACTGTAACGATATAATCTTTACCATCAGCAACAAAAGTAAGTTCTGATTTCCAGTTCTTTTCTTTTGACCAACGATTAAGAATATCAGATTTTTTGATTCCTTTGATATTTTTATTAAATAGAGTTTCTTGAATAATCATAGCAATAGATGACTTACCGCTACCATTAGGAGCTGTAAGCTGAGTAATTATTGCTTTTTGTAAATCAATTTCATTATCTTTTCCATATGAAAACATATTAGAAAATTTAAGTGTTTTTAGTAATATTTGAGACATTATACTTTTCCGTTTTTTAGTTGATGCACTTTTTTAAGAGGGAATCGTTCATCAAATTTATCTTTAAATCTAAGCCAAGAAATAAAAGGAGTAAATAGTGTTTTAGAATACGAATTAACTTCTTCAATTATATCAAATAGTTGATATTGATCAACGTATTCCCAGCCTGTTAGTTTTTTACGTCTAGGCAGTTGTGGATATACAGAGTAGATAAATTCATTATCTTTCATGCCTGGTTGATCTGGGTCATAGTTTGCGGCATAGTGACAAAAAATAGGTTCAAGAGATGTAAAAGTAAAGAACTTTTTATTTTTAGCGATTGCTTGTTTAACTAAATTAGGCGAATCCTCATTCCAACCGATTCCAATGTATGGATCAAAGTCAGGATTGTGCCCTGAAAAAACTATGATTTCAGACTCTTTTACATAGTTAAACAAATTAGTTAGTGCTATTTGTGAATAAGATGCCGAAAACTGACCATAGGTGCATGCATCAGGAATGATGTGTTTGACAAATTTATCAAAAGAAAGACCAATCAAATTATAAGGAATTGATCTCTGTTTACAATATTTAATAGCATACATAATGTCATAGTCATTCGCGCCTTTAAACAGTCTCTGTATTAACACTCTAAAAGGAATATTTAGTTGATAAAATGTTTCTGCTACTAGTTCTGAATCTATTCCTCCACTCATAGTAATTACGTATTCACCTTTATGTGTTTGATGAAATTTTGATACTAACTTTTTCATATCAACAAACAAGTTGCTTCCTCTTCTTGAATACTCTGGTACAGAGACTATAGCTCCTCTATGTATTCCAGCAAAATCCCAATCATAATCAGCAGGACGCCAAATAGATTGATTTTTTTCATACAACCAATAAGTACGGTTCAAAGAATAATCAATTGAGTCCCAAAGACTTGTACTCATTTAACACCCTTTCAGTATCAGCTACCTTAATATGGTTAAGATAGATTTCAAGTTCTTCATAGATTGTTTTGTTTTTTAAATCAAGAGTTGCATCTTCTTGAGGCTTTTCTACAACTTTTTTGTCTAGTAGATCAGACCGTTCAATCTTTGACAGTTGATCTATATTACCAGTCACCTCATACATCACATGATGATGAGAATCAGGTCGCATTTTTTCTCCAGCTTGAATTGTGCGACGTACTAGCTTTGGAAGATCTAAATCGTAAAATTCACGTGTGTAGTTATGTGAATCTATCACTTCATAAATATCTACTCCGTATTTACGCTTTTCATCGCGATCAAAAGTTGTATTAACTGGCGATCCTGGATAATAGCAATTAGTGTTTTGATAGCGGTGATTAAAATGTAAATCACCTAACAGTGTCAAACCCCATGGATTAAGCTTATCAAAGTCATACTCTGGAGTGATATGTGGTGGAACTTCTCCGCGAATATGAGTCACAAGAATATCTCCAGATTCATACTCAGGTAGGTTATCAGTTTGCATCTCGCCATATGGAAACAACTGGAATCCTTGTCCTGCTATTTCACAACGACCATTTCTGGTAAATACCTGCACATGAGTATTTTTAATAGCATTCTTTTCAGTTAAATGCTCAAAGAATGTTTCCCCTTTGCGAGTAGCTTCATGATTTCCTGGAATGATGAGAGTGGGAACGGTCACTGAGTTGATATAGCTTAAAAACAGTGAGATTTCATCTGGCTCAGGCTTTTTATCAAAGATGTCACCAGCTATCACATGCACATCTACACGTGCCTCAAGGGCGATCAGCTTGCGAAACATTTCACGAAATCGATTGACCTGCCAATTGTATGGAACCTTCTTTTTGTGTAGATTGATGTGCCAATCAGCTGAACATAAAATTTTAATCATTTACCTTCTTTCTATTATAGTGTACAAGATATTTTATCAGCAACTAGACTATTCCACATAGGACCGTAGTGCTGCATATCACGAGCTAGATCAGGAGATCTAAGTTTATTATTCAAGTCATAGTGATCGTGTCCACCAAACTCTTTCTCTAAATCTATTATATTAAATTGTGATACAGAGTGTTTATAGCTGTTTGAAAAAATTTGTCTATAAGTGTCAAGTAAAAATACAGAGTGTTCTAGATTACCAAAAGTGAGTTGCACTAAGCTTTGTAGCATCTGTTTGTCATGAAAATTTTTATCATAACCACTAATCAACAGCTTGTTTACGAGTCTATCTAAGCGATGAAATTTTGTTTTCTCATATACATTAGTTCTAGTAGGATACGTCCAAACAACAATTACTTTTTTAACCTTAGTATAGCTTAAAAGTAAGAGAGTATTAAGAAATTGGTGCTCACAAGACGAACTAGGAACACCTAAATTAATACAATTTACACCTGTCTTTTTTTGTATTAAACGTGGAATTGTATCTTCTAATCTATTTCCAGACCCAAATATGTGAGAACACCCGACAACTGCATAACTATTAATCCAATCTATTTCATCAAATTCTTTGCATCTGTATCCTTGAGAGTTTAATTCATAAGTTATTTTATTATTAGCATAAAACCAGCTTTGATCTAACTTTTTAAGATTTTCTTTAAATAGGCTTTTAGTGTCAAGACCATGCCACTCAACAGTTACATTTTTAGGGTAGTCTTTCCCTCCTAATATTGGTAAAAGAGTTATTTGTTTATGCACTATAATATCTGTTCAAAATAAAATTTTTGTTATTGCTAATTCTCAAAAAATATGCTAATTTATGTGAGTTAGCTAGTGAACAGCGCATCACCGCAGGTGAAAAGCTGTGGAACAAGGCTTGAAACGTTGTGTTCTAGCGTTAGTCTCGGAGAGACGCAGCCGTGGCAACGGAGTTGCCTAGTAGTCACGTCACTGTTGTGTCTAAATCTCAAGATACTGAAAGTTTTGCGTATACCAAATAGCAAAAGTGTATCTTTCTCCTTTTAAAACTTTTGTCACCCCGTGAACAAACTTATCATTTGATGGAAACACTAAAAGTGTGTTAGCTTTTGGTTTATAACTCCAATCAAGTTTTGGAAAATAAATCTCTCCACCCTCATACAAATCATTAATATAGTAGATAGCTGACCATGTTCTAAATGATGTTGGGTGATCAGTTTGATCTCCGTCTGGCCAAGAGTTGTCTGAATGCACAGTCATCTCTCTTCCAGTTTCCCACCTAGTGAGCTCTGTATTATCTGGAAAGTGAAGCTCACCTGTGTATTCGTGAATTAGTTGTTGTCCTAAAAATCTACAAAGATTCATATAAGATTTAAATGTATATCTTATCTCATTTTGAGAATCTAAAAGTTTAAAGGGAATAGTTCTCCCTTTAAACTCTTCAATAGTTTGGGCTTTCGTAAAATACTGATTATTGAATAGATTTTTGTTTTTATCTAAAAATCTACAAAGATTAGGCCAATGATACTCATCATCAAAAACTTCTCCTCTGATGATGATACTATTTAAACACTTATTTCGTTCCTCTCCAACTATTGGTTTTAGTTGGTATGTTTTAGCTTCTACCAATGATCTTTCCTACATCACCTTCAAATGTGTAGCTTCCTACATGATTAAGTTTTGTATTTGGATCTAACCAAATCTCACCACCCAAGTTTTGCCATCTACGGCAGAAAGTATAGTCCTCTGAAAGATATCGATTATCATTAGGATCTAACCAAGTATCAAACAAAGCATAACAATATTTATTAAATTTTGGATCAATATTGGAATCATTACGATAATGAAGTTCAGGATACTCTTGCATCATTTTCTCTAAAACTTCACGTTTAATCAAAAAGAAACCAGTTGAGGCATCTAATACTTCTACTGCGCCGTTTTCAACTCTAACTTGTTTTTTCTCTATGTCTTTGAACTTAAAGTTAATGGCATACTGAATCGGAAGGGCTTTTTTTGGGTATGCAGCTGCCATAATTGGCTTGTCATAAGCTAAAGCTCTAAGAATTGACTCAGCATCAAATTCAATATCAGAATCAATAAACAACAAATGAGTACAGTCTGATTCCATAAACATAGCTGTGAGAATGTTTCTAGCACGAGTTACTAATGATTCGTTACGTAGTGTTGTAACTCTAAAATTAATTCCATGTCTCATTAGAGTTTGAGACGCTCGAAACATAGATAAAAAGAATTGATCTGTCAACATTCCACCATAGCAAGGGGTCGCAAAAAAGATGTTATGCTTTCTCAATTGTTCAAGATCAATTGTTGCTTGATTACCGTCAACGGCTTTGAAAGCACCGAAAGACTTTTCCTTCGGTGCTTCTTTACCGTCAGCAGGTTTCATATCTGCTAAAGATTTTTTCATTAGGCTAAATCATCCACGTCTTCTACAGGCTTGAACTCGTCGGACACATCTCCGGCGAAATATGCAGTGTTTTGTAGTAACCACTCTTTTTGTTCATCATAACTTTGACGCTTATAGATCTTAGAAAGGTCAAAAAGCTCAAGTTCTTTTTCTGCATCTGTAAGAGGTGAATTATTACGAGCTGGAATGATTGAATACTTAACATTTTGTGGTAGTGGCCCTGTTTTTTCTTTTTTGATCGTAATGTCGTATCCATTACTAAGATCAGCAGGATTACCATAATCAGGATTTGTAGCGTAATCTACAATCTGTGAATAGATTGTTGCTCGAAGATCAAACAGTTTAATTTGATTATCTGAACGATCAATTACGTTACAAACGTAAGAAAACTGAGGCTTATCAGAGTAGATAGCTTCATCGATTTCTTTGAAAGGGTCAGGAGCAGAATTATCAAATGATTCTGCCTCACGAGAAAATTGTAGACATTCTACAGGCATCTTCTTGCCTTCTTTTGTTACTACCCAGTAGCAGTAACGAGGCATGACATCTCCAACAAGTCTTACTTTAGTGTCACCGACACCGAGTGTTAACCGTTGAATTTCTCTGCGTTGATTTGATCCAGAGGACTGTTTTCCTTTGGCTTGATCCCATGCGACCATAGTTGTTTCTCCTTTGTTGTTCGTTAGAACTTATGTGTAGGATTTCCTCGACTCCGAGGACTCAGGTAAAAAATATATTTTATCGCCTTTTATTTCTAAATAAGGGCTTTGTAAGTCTTTTCTAATGTAGTTTTTAGCGATATAGTCTTGAGCTTCGCTAATTCTACGCATAGAAAGCATGTGTAAATATTCTAGTTTAGTTTGTGTATTTACTGTATGCGTAAAAAACCAAGGGTTTTTAAAATAACTCATAGGTTCTTCGGTTTTATAGTTGCAAACTAACTTATCTTTTTTCTGCTCCAGTAAGCCAGCTGTAAATAAAAACATTGGAATGTGGTTTATATTTAGTGCTTTCATTAATCCCTTAGTTGTTCTAGCATTATACAATGAAGTTTGTGCAAATGCCAAGATTAGAATGGCAGCTTGATCTTTTCTTGCCTTTGAGGTCAATTCGTACCAATTAAAGTATGTAATATCCACGAGATTTATACCATTCTAACCGTTTAGTTTGTTGTCTTGCTACAATCCCACCTGATAACCACCAATCTACTATCATAGGGACTTGCTTAT